GTCTTCTTGTGTCCTAGCAACAACTTCCTCTGTGTATGGGTCCATATATTGAGATACGGTTGACGGGTCAAAAGCTTGTCCTGACGTCCTGTAAGCCTCTGCCGATTCGGTCAAGTAAGGCATAAAATCCCCTAAACCGCCAGCCGCTAGTTGGCTTAAAGCTTGCCTTTGTAAATCTGTAAGACCTGCATATTGATACTGAGGTGGAGCTAAAGGTTGGTCTGCTAGCTGTTTAGCAGATTCCATGAGCCCTAGCTTGGCTGCTTCTACTTCAGGAGATTCTCTTACTATTTGTGTGGTGGTAGCCATTACGCCATCCTCTCAAATCTATCCATCATATTATACATTTCTTGAATGCCTCTGTTAAGGTCGCCCCCACCTACACCTTTGACAGCATCTCTTGTCATAACAAACTCACCATCCATTAACATGGCTGGTACGTCATCTTTTGTTCCAGAACCTTCTCCTGGACCAATACCGCCATTTCTTCTTGGAAAAGCCTTACCGCCCTTCTTGTACTTACTTGCCAATTCAGGGTCAATCTTTCGCTGAACAGCTTCAGGTAGTTTAGAAAAGCCTCTGTATTTGCTAGGAACCGCTGCTCCACCTTTTTCTGCGAACATAGGCCTTTCATAATATTGTGAATACGGAACTACATTACTAGATCTTTCATATTCAGGCCTAGCTATATTTACCATATACAGCTCTGGATTTTCTAAAAACAAGTCTTCCCCACTCATAGGCTCTTCATAATATTCTTCTTCAGGGCCTGACCCCATAGTAAGGGCCGTGATCCCCGCTAAAGGAAGAGCGGCTCTTTGTAGCATAGATGGGGTATATCTCTCCTGCATTATCTCCAAAGCTTTTTTGCCCCCAAATTCTTCTTTCAAGGTTAAATACTCAGGACTTTGTATAATAGTGTCTATATCAGGGGATCCTTGGAAAGGCCTAAATATGGATGGCTCTGTTAATTCTGCTACCTCTGTGATAGCTCCTGCATCCCCGTAAGGAATATTACCACGAGCTTGTCCAACCGCTAAATCGACCGAACTCATTTCCTCCGAAGGAATATTGCTTTCAATCAACTCCGTAGCTAACTCTTTAAATTCGTCATCTCCGAAGCTCCCCCCAACAGAAGGGGCATACTGTCTTGAAGATAAAGGATCTCTAAAGAATTGACCACCTTGTGTAATGTCTTCCCTTATTCCACCAATACCGCCTTGAAGTCCGCGGTACGCGGCTCCCGTGGCACCCCCAATTGCAGCGTTTTTCACGGCATCATCAATATCATCGCCCCTTAACAGCGAACCGATACCTGCGCCAAGCGCAGAAGCCGTAATGGTACCCATGCCTGGGGCTAAAATATTCAAAGCAATAGGAAGTATGGTAGGAGCCTGCTCTATGAAAGCGTCCTTAACGTCCTCTAATGCACCACCAATTTTATCAAAAATACTCATTATGTCACTATCTTAACTGTTCCTGAATCATTATACAACGCCCCTGTTTCAAGGCCAGAAGGAGATGTAGGTAAGTCAGTGAGAGTTATTTTTGTACCCCTTAACTCACCTGGGTTATTTATTTGTACCACAAGTTGAGACAAACTGCGAACCATATCATCAAAATACATCCTGTCATACTGTTCAGGAGGTACAGAAAACTGTGGTGGTACTAATTCTCTACTCATCTTCTACCATCTGTCTTAACATCTACACGATTTGAGCCAAGCCTCCAAGCAACACCAAGCCCGTCACTTTCAACTTTTATACCAAAGGAGCGACCCCTAACACGAGAGTTTTTTTGTTCTGTTGTGCTATTCACAGTAAAGGTATCATTCGTTGTGAAACCCGTTCCAGGAAACCTTTGACCTTTTAATGTATAGGTTGCCTGCTGTGTTGCTCCGCTACTGGAACGTGAAAAATCTATATCAGGTATAAATCTGCGTACTAGAGCAAACTGTTCGCCATCTGCTATATCTATAGGGCTTGAGTCTATAAATGATGTAATAGCAAGATCATCTGCGTTGTTGCCAAACTCATGTCTATATAAAGTAGAGGCCGATACTGTGTCACTTCCATTGGTAGCACCAAACGGATACTCATATATGCCTCTGTCGAGCCATGCTGAACGAGCTAGATTACCATAATACCAAACTTTTTCTTCGTAATTATAAATAACATACCTGTCGTTCTCTCCTGTACCTCCTGACTCTGAAGGATAGAACCAAACGACTTCACCAAATTCTGTGTTTAATCCAGCTACAACTTTCTCAAAATTAGCTTCATCAAAGTCACTAAATACATAATCTCTTACTGTACAAGGTATTGGCTGAACACGACCATCATATAGATAGAACCTATCTATACCCATCCAGAATACAGCATCATTGTTTGCTATTGCAGCGTTTGAGTTTCTAATCGTGATGTTGCCTGATATCTGAGTAATGCCAAAAGTAAATGGCGGTCCAATAAATTGAAGTGAATGAACACTTGTATCAGTGATCACAATCATCTCACGCCTTGTTTCAACGGCTGCTATTATCTCTGAACCAGAACCCACTCTTATATCTCCAGCCGTATTTGTAGCTGTGGGCGTCCAATCAAAGGGGTCTTCCTGACTGCTGAACCTAATTAGAAGCGGGTCTATGTCACCGCCTCCTAGCGGTGTAGTGCCAAACACAAGTACGTGCCTGTCTCTGTCTGAAACAATCACTCGTCTGCTTTGTGTTGGCGCATCAGATGTCCTCATAGAAAATGGGAAGGCTCTTGTATCTAAACCATTAGAACTATCCCAATAATAAAGCTGACCATTTCTAGGAAGAATAATTAAGTCTTCACCAAAGTTATCTTGTTGCCATAATCTAAGCTCTTCTTCCAGAACAATACCTTGACTTGCAGCTTCTCCCCAGCCTCCTGCACCCCAAGTATCTGCACCCCATCCTGTTCCTAGTAATTGAGTAGTGCCACCTTTGTTAAGAAGATAATCGGCATCGGAAGTACCAGAACTCACCAAGTCAAAACCAGCATTAGAAGATAAGGTAATGCTGTAAGAATTACCGCTGATGACAGTTATTTCAAACTCGCCTGTAAGTAATGTAATTAAGCTATTATATGTTGAACCTGAACCAAATGTTACGTTTGATAAAATAACAAAACTTCCTGTTACTGCTCCATGATTTACATGTTCAACAGTAACTTCGGTGCTTCCAGAAGATGTTGTGAAAGATATTAGACCCGATACGGGTACATTAGATGCAGCACTAACTGTTCCAACAAAAGATTCAGCTTCAACACCGAGAAAGGAGGTTACTGTAACATCAGCCATATTTAATCACCTACTGGAACATCTACGTCAGATACAACTACTGTAACACTTCCAAGACCAGTTGTCCCTACTAATGGTGTGCCGATTGGTTCTGTTAATATAGTCACTGAGCCAACAGAGGCTGTTGCTGATACACTAGTAGGTGTGATTTCTACAGGATTAGTTACTGTTACCGTGCCTACAGAGGTTTCACCCTCAACACCAGAAACATCAAAAGGCTGCCTAACTGTTAGTCTGACAGGGGTTATATCATTAAAAGCACCGCCTGACTCTATATAATATTTTACATTTGTTCCCACAGATAGATACTTATCATTAGATAATGTAACCCACGCATGAAGAGATCTAGGTGTTCCTAAGTAAGTTTCTTGAGTATACTTTGTCCAGCCGCCTATCTTCTCAGGGTATCCAAAACGGAACCTTACTAAGTCACCATCGACCCATCCCCCTTCATTGCTGTAGGAGGTTATTTCTTTATTAATACCTGGTCGGAATTGTAATTTACTAAGGGGCATATTGTATCCTCATATTATGCCCCTCATAATACTACACAAAGTTGTTTTGAGCAATATTACTTAAATGGTGGTCCTAGTATCCAACTAACAAGACTGTGCCTTACCCCAGAGGTTACAGGGGTAACGCCATGTTTCATATAAGACGGAAACATGATACATGTTCCGATTCCTGTAGCGTGAGAAGAATTGTAATCTGAAATTTCTGGAAAGATTAATTCTCCACCTTCATAGGAAGCAGAATCTGTTAATTGAATAACAACTGAAAGTTTTCTACAGGGGCCTTGATTCAACCCAACAAAACCAGCATCATCTTCATGGGGCTTGTATTCTCCCTGCTCTACAGAATCATATTCTGTTATTTGTATAGTTTCTGGTTGATCTAACTCAAAACCAAAATACTGATGATTAATTTCATTAACTTTAGCTATTAAAGGTAAAAATATATCTTGATTGGATATTATTCCATTTACAAAACAGACATTGGACTTTCTAATATCTGTCACTACTTGTCCAGACCCAACAGACCCAACAGAAGCTCTTTGTTTGTTTTTCATTTTTTCCAACACAGAGTTGCAAAACCCTATGTCAAAAGCATTTTTTATTATTGCTATAGTATTATTCATAACTTAACCCCTCCCTACCGTCATACTTAAACTCTGGATCAAATTGCCCCCCAGCTTCTATGTAATGAAGAAAAACTTGAACATGAAGTAACTTATATTCTTGCTCCTCTTGTCCTTCAAATCCAGTATACACCAAAGGATCTCTCCAATGAACTTGCTCACATCCCTTATATATAACTCCCTCTCCTGCTTTCATACCTAGTGGAATACCATCTATATAGATAGGCCATAAAAAATCTGTGTTATACAATAAATTTAATGTGACGCTAACTTGGCAAGATGGCCTATCTGAATGTTTTTTAAGGTCATGCCCATTCTTGTATATTCTAAAAAAAGAATAAGTGGGATGCAGTTTTTTCCCATAACTTTTTTCTATTTTTGGCTTTAACATAGCTAAAAGCATTTCAAATGCAGGGTGTGAATAACCTACTTTTGAGCCAACTACTTGTGATTCGTCTGGTTGAGTTTCTTCTTTTTTGTCAAAAAGTAACGCAAGATTTCCTAAAAAATTAGCAAACTCTTCGTCAATAAAACGCTCTACTTTATTTTCCATGATTGCCCCTCTTGGAATTAATAAGGTTTAAAATCTAATTCTTTATCATAACCATATTCTAAATCTAATAATTTTATCACTACGTCTGGAAGATATAATCTAGGTTCTGTTACACCAAGTATAACATAATCCCCCTTTATGTCTTTTTCAGGTATACAAGTTTTACCCTTCCATAAAAATTTTGTTATTATTACATTTCTGTCAGATACTAGTTCTGTTAGTTTTTTTTGATGACTAACCTCTATGTCAAACCCGTGTCTTTTTAAGGTTTCAACTATCATGGGGGTTAAAAATGAATATTTACCGTTTTCAAATCCAGAAAATAAAAAAGCATCTTCCCATTTGCCCTCATAATCCTCATCAGGAGTTTTTTCCGTTGTGCAAGTTGCAGCAACAGCAAACATATTTAATCCTGATTTTAAAAGAGAGGAAAAATTATTCTTAATAAAGTCTTCAGTAAATTGTTGTTTTGATTCTAAAAAAGGTTTGTTTCCAAACTTCTGTATTAAAGGTGTTAATAACATTTAAAAACCTATTAAAAGAACACAACCATCAGTAGCTTCAATATTAGCATCATATACACTATTCGGACCCGTCATATTTCCTGGAGTATTTATATAACCAGAACTGTTGGGCATACTTATTGCCCCTTGTCCAAAACCAAAGTTATTTCCAGGAACATAATTGGGACTTCCTACTTGAGCATTATGCCCACTAAACATTGAAGAGCCACTAATTTGATAAATATTTGCAGTTTGAGGTGGATTTCCAGTTTTTGCCTCTTGACCTGGTGTGCCACTGATTTCCGCACTAAAAGAAGGAGACGTTCCTGGAAGTGGAACACGGTTAGGAGTCGAATTATTAAGAGTAGTCACATTATTAGGTAAACTTACTGCCGCCTGCGCTCCAAATCCTATAACAGTAAAATCAGGTGTTGTAATTGTTGAAGCACCCCCTGGATTTAAAGTATTATTTGAAACGCCATTACCTCCAGCACCAATAGTAATATCTACAGATGATAGGCTTGACGTATCTGCAACAAACATTCCCATAGGAGCCCCTGCTCCACCTGAACGCCTCGAAAAGTCAATGTTTGGTGAATTATTTCTGCTAGTATTACCACCGCCACCGCCACCGCCACCTACGGCATAAAAAAGAGTTGTACTAGAACCTATTCCTGCCGTTGCTCCAGGAGTAGTGGATGTATATAAAGAAGCAGTCCCACCCCCAGATATGTTGGCATTGTTAGCTAGATTTAAAGAATTTCCACTAATAGACCCAAGAGCCGCGTTGTTATCGATAACAACAGTGTTTCCTATTTTATATGACATATTTTAATCCTCGTAAATAATATCTGGTCTTGATGGGAAAGTATCTTCCTCTGTAGAAGAAGGGTTTTTTCTTATTGCTCTTAAAGAAGCTCTATATGCTTTCCATTCTACAACATTTGCAGCAGTTAATCCAACATCAGGTAAGACAGTCCAATCCGATTTATCTAAACCGTCTTGTGCGTCAAATTTATTTCGTTCAAGAAAAGTGTAAATTTTAGTAAATTGTTGAGTAGTTGAGTTATATTCGTCTCTTACGCCATAATCTTTATTTGACCCAGATAAGACAATATAATCAGACCCAGGAGATGTTTCTGACTCTATAACATTGGCTATGATATAGGTATCTTCACTACCTTCTTTTATTTCTAACTTTGCATATTGAGCCATTTTACTTTCCTAATTTAAACATTTCTAGAACCAACAAGCTCAAGCCAACCAGTAGCTATGTACTTGACATCATCTCCGTACACAGGATTTCCCCTATGAGGGTGCGTATAACCAGCAGGCCATAAAACCATCGTTCCTTTTTTGGGCGGCAACCTTAATCCTTGAGTTATAAACTCCGTTTCTCCATGCCCGTCATGAGATGTTAAATACAAACACCATACTCCTACCCTTAAAGATGAACCGCCTTCTCCATGTTCTGAATGCCAGCCGTGGAAACCTCCCCCTTCTATTGTTTTTTGAACCTTTACAGCATGTGAAATAATTTTATTAGATGAAAATCCAATATATTTTTCTTTATACTCTTCAAAACACTTTCCTACAACTTTATGAATTTCATCTCCTAAATCTCTTGCACAAGTTTCAAAAAAAATACAATCGTCTCGCCTATTTAAAGCACCACCATATTGATCAGCAGATTGGACTGAATCAACATTTAAGTGCAATCTGTTTTTCCATATAGATTCAAACTTTTTTATTACCGCATCACATAGCTCTTCCGATGCTGCGTCCTCATATATTCCTATATAATCCTGATACTGCCCTAACACTATTATACCTCTTCTAATGCAAATCTATATTTTTTACCGTTCACCTCATTGATGATATATAGATTTTCTTGCCCCTCTTGAATACGCCAACGGCCTGACGTACCATCTACATTATTTACCCTGTTTTGCACATTATTGTCTAGAACTAAGTCACCAGAAGTAATGTCCCCTGTTACGGATAAATTACGAATATTGCTAACATCTCTATTAGCATCTGCTATGACAGCCTTAGAAGCAGCAACTGTTCCTGCTGTTGTGTCTACATAATTAAGCTCTGTGGTTGTAGCAGTAACACCATCTAACTTATTCAACTCTGCGGTGGATAAAGTTGCTCCATCAAGAATATTTAACTCCCCTGATGTAACGGTGGCTCCATCAAGAATATTTAACTCAGCCGCACTAGAAGTAACCTCAGTGCCATCAATCTTAAATGTTGTAGCATTTAGTGAAAGTGAATTAGTAAAGTCAGTGACGGCAGCAGTTTCTCCTGCGCCATCTGCATATAATATCTTAGTCGCACCATCTTCAACATCTACATTGCCACCAGAACCTTGTGTAAAAGTAGCAGTATGACCAGAATTATTTTGAACAAAGTATAATTTGTCAGATGTATTAGGTGTTATTGTAATTGTTGAAGCACCCCCTGGAGTGCCTGCTAAAACCAAAACCTTAAATTGACCGTCAGATAAAGTGCCATTCTGACTTGTGATTAAATTAAATGAGGTGCTATTCAGTGTTACTGACTTTACGCCATTAATAGCGCGATCAATAATATCGAAATTTCTGTTAGTCGTGGTACCCCAAGTACCAGCTTGTTCGCCTGTGGCTGGCTTTTCTATGCCATTGTTTAATGTAAATGTACTTGCCATTATGCGGCTTCCTCTGTCCAGTTAGGATCTTGAGATGGTTCAATTTCTCCCCACGAAGGAGATTGAGATACGCCAATACCAGACCAACTTGGATCTTGGTCAGGTATAATGCGACCCCACACGATTACAATACCAATATTTCCGCTTCCTGACAATCCTATAACGGAAACTGTAGCATTACCTGAAACAATAGCGTCATTAACATCACCTGTTGCGCTAACCCCTGTGACAGGAACAACAAGAACAAGTTCTACTGTTGCGTCACCAACACCGCCTGTAGCTTCCACTCCTTCAGGCGATACAATAACTCCTATAAGTATTACAGGATCGCCAACGCCTCCAGTGGCTTCTACCCCTGTCGGAACCACATTTGCAGAACCTGTAGCAGTAACATCGTTAATACCACCAGTAGCCTCTAACCCTGTTACAGCAACATCTTGACTAATTGCTACGGTAACTGTTCCAGTTTCGCCTGTACCCTCAACACCTGTCGGGAATATATTGGCAGTGCCAGAAACATTCTCCTGTCCAACTTCACCCTGTGCCTCAGCCCCTGTTGGAATCGTTACAGCCCCACCAGTAACTACAGTTCCTACCCCTAATTGACTTGTCGCGCTAACTCCAGAAGGAATAACATTAGCACTTGCTACTGTCGTTAAAGTTCCTAATCCACCAGTTGCATTTACGCCTGTGACATCATATTTAGACTCAAGAGTTACATTTCCTAGAGCCCCTAATGCACTTACCCCTGTTGGGAATACGTTAGCATCACCTGTTACAGTTTCTTCTCCCAAACCAGCAATACTTGCTGTTGCAGCAACACCAACAACTGCTGCTCCTGTCAAAAGAACAGACCCTGTTTGTCCTGCACCAGATGTTCCTGCTGGTAAAACAGAAACACCTATAAGTACAGATTCATCCCCTAAATCTGTAGAGCCAGAAACACCTGTTAAAGATAAATTTGAAGTGCCAATTATCGTTGGGGTTGCAACCCCACCAGTAGCAGATACACCAGATACTTCAAATGTAATATCTGCTTTTTGAATACCTAGACCAGCAAAGACCTCTTCAGAAAAGGCAACATTTGAAAACATGTTACGCCTCCAGGTTTGCTAAACGGGCTTCTAACTCTTCTATTTTAGCTTGCTGTTCTTTCATGGCCTCGATCAAAAGAGGAACCATTTTTTCGTACTGAACTGTTAAATACTTATCATCAATTGGTGCAGGCTTTACAGCTTCTGGCAAAACCTTTTCTACTTCTTGAGCTATAACACCCACTTGTTGTGCATCATTATTGTACCCAAGAGACTTGGCTGTTTCATTCTCTGTAAAGTAGTAACCGCCTAAAGATTTTACTTTATCTAAAGCATTTGGAATAGTGCCATGAATATTCTTTAAACGCTCATCAGAATAGTTTGATGTAATGTCTGCTGTAGCTCTAATCTCACCTGTTGTTCCTGAAGCAGCGGTGCCTACGCCAAAACTATCAAATTGTACGTCAGAAGATGTCCCCAACGATAATGAATCTCTAGCAGTAGAACCAGATTCTGCTACAAAGTTACTTCCGTTACCGACTATAAAGTTTCCGTTTGTTACAGCTAACCCAGCAACATCCTGTAATTGTGCATCTAGCCTAGCATTAGGAACAGTGCCACTAGTTAATTCAGAAGCATTTAGAGAAGTTAGACTTGCACCAGAACCACTAAATGTAGTTGCTGTTGCTGTGCCTGAAATAGTAACACCACCAGTAACAGTAGTTAATTTTTGGCTGTTATCAAAAAATAATGCCGCGTGTCCGTCATCGCCTCCAAACTCAGCAATTATATTATCATTAGTTGAGCGTTCAATTCTTAGATCATTAGGGGTTGTTCTATAAATTATATTTACTGCATCTGTAGTAGAACCATTATCAGTAAATCTTATAAAATTAGGACCACCGCCATCAATATCTAATGCAGGTATACTACCATTAGATGTTAGTTTTAATTGTGTACCTGAGTCAAATGTTAAAGTGCCGCTTGTATAATTGTCGGATGCATCACTTCTAAGAAACTGGGTGCTGTCTAGGCCATCAAGCGTAGCGGCATTTCCACCGTCAGCAGATGTTATAAATCCAGAATCATTGTTAAAACCAGATAGATTAATGTTTGCTTTAGTAAGTTTTTTCTGAGCGTTGGCTGCGTCTACAACAGCAAAGAAGTCTCCATCGCCATCTGAAGTGGAAGTGGTAAGCTCAGATAAGTCAACATCTATAGTAGGTGTTGCGCCTTCTCCACTATTATTCTGTAGGTCAATTAAGTTTCCAGCTACTAATGAAGCAACATAGTTTCCTGTTGTATCGGTGCCTAATGCAACTGAATTAGCAGCTATAGTTGTAGTAAGAGCTACGTTGCCTGTGCCGTCAAAAGATACCGCGCCAGCCGTTACATCACCAGTTAAGCTAAAGTTCCTGGCTGTCTCTAAAGCTGTGGCTGTGGCTGCGTTTCCTGTAATATCGTCTGAGCTAGTGATAAAACCACTATCATTGTTAAAACCAGACAAAGCTATGTTTGCTTTGGTAAGTTTTTTCTGAGCATTAAGACTATCTACAACAGCGAAAAAGTCTCCATCACCATCACTAACTGATGTTGTCAGTTCGGATAAATCAACATCAATTGTAGGTGTTGCACCCTCACCGCTATTATTTTGTAAATCTACAAGATTACCAGCGACTAAAGATTGGACATAATCACCTGTAGTTTGCGTCCCTAAAGCAACTGAATTGTTCGCTATAGTAGTGCTTATAGAGGTAGTTCCAGAACCTGTAATATCTCCAGAAAGAGTTATTGTTTCATTTCCAGTAATAAAACCACTATCATTGTTAAAGCCAGAAAGGTTAATGTTTCCCTTTGTAAGCTTCTTCTGAGCATTAGCTGAGTCAACTACAGCAAAAAAATCGCCATCTCCGTCAGAAGTAGAGGTGGTAAGCTCTGATAAATCAACATTTACAGCATCCGCAGCAACATCAATAAGTGTTCCTGCTCCTACGGCAAGAGAGACACCTCCAGAAGAGCCACCCCCTGTTAGACCGTCGCCTGCGGTCACACCAGTTATATCACCAGTGTTTGTGGTATACCCTGCGTCGTTGTTAAATCCAGAGTTGTTGATATTACCTTTGGTTAGCTTTCTTTGTGTTCCTCCAGAATCAACAACAATGAAGAAATCACCATCAGTGTCGCTCGTAGAAGTCGTTAACTCATTTAGGTCAAGGGATATTGTAGGCGTTGACCCCTCACTGCTACCTGAACCATCTAATCCTGTGCTTGTTGCTATTGTTGCGACATAATTTCCTGTTGTATCAGTTCCTAAAGCAACTGAGTTAGCGGCTATTGTTGTACTTAAAGCCACGTTTCCTGTACCATCAAAAGACACAGCACTAGCCGTTACATCACCTGTAAGACTAAAGTTTCTGCCTGTCTCTAAAGCGGTGGCGGTACCAGCATTGCCTGTTATGTCAGATGAAATAGTTCCTGGAAGCCTAGCATCTGCAACCGTGCCACTTGCTAGATTAGAGGCATTAAGGTCAGTTAAGTTACTTGCATTAAAAGCTTCTATGTTGCCGCTTGCATCAAGATACACTGCTTTTTCAGCAGGCTGTGTACAGAATATATCTTTTGTACCAGCTCCCCAATTAACCGCGCTATCTGAATTACTAGACTGAAGTATTGTAGTTCGAGCTAATGTAGTGCCAGAAGCAGTATAAGTTCCTATGCCAACTTCAAAGTCAGTGCCATCGGTACAGGCATAATACGTCGTATTACCATCACCAATTTGAGCAAAAGTTTCAAAAGAAGAATCAGCCGCACCAGCAAGGGTGTAAGTACCCGTGCCAGTTGTGGTCGTAGTTTCCTTGACTCTATCAGCAAGCACCAGGGCCATAATACCCTCCGCTTATTTAAGCTATACGAATAATCGCGCCCGTTGCGTTAGCAGTAGGGAACTGAATTGTAAATGTACCAGCAGTTGATGTTTTGTCTGAGCTAAAGTCTAAAGCAGCTACAGCAGCGTTTGTTGCAGATGAGTTATATATCAACGCACCACGAGCAGTAATTGTTGCTGTTGTAAAGTTTATATCAGAAAAATCAGCAAAAGCAGTTGTTCCACCAAATGTAGGAGTTACATTAGTTAATGTACCACCGCCAGTTGTGTATGAACCACTTGAAGCAACTTCGCCAGTTGTTGTAAACGCTGTTGTAGATGCGCCCAATGTGGCTGTAGTTGATGATTTTCCACCACCGCCAATTGCATACAAAGCAAGTTTGAAAGTGTTGCCAGTGGTGTTTGTAAAATTGTGAGTACCTGTCAGAAGCTGTGTTTTGAACGAGGTACACATTGCTTGGGTAATAGCCATTTATATTCTCCTAACAAGATCAGCCATTTCTTTTTGTCCAGCTTTCGCCATTCTATGAGCGATTGTAGCACGTTCTTCACGTCTTGCCAATTCTATATAGTGTTTTAGGGTATTTTCCAAAGAACCACGAAAAGCTTCAGCCTGATCCTTTATAGCAGGAGGAGCAGAATTAGCAACGGTCATAATCTTGTCCATTGCTAATTGTGTTATTTGCTCTGTATCTAAACCTCCTTCATTAGAAGTCATTACATTTACAGTTTGTACTTGAACACCCCCAGATACACTAAACATCTTTATCTCCTATTCTTGCATTAAATGACATAACAACTCTCTCTGCATTACTTAAAGTATCTCCTGATTCATAAGAATGTATTAATGTTTTTGGAAACAAAGTTGCCTTTCCAAATCCAGAAGGCAATCCCCATACTTTTTCAAAACATGATTCAGATGGGGCGTATGCAATTGTTTCTCCATGATTTGATAAGTACAAAACACCAGAATAATTATTGGCATCAAAAGAATTTTTACCATGAATATGAGGCGCGTGAAATGATTCTTGTTTATAAAAACAACTCCAATATAGAAAAACAGAAATACATTGATTTTGTTCTTTTAATTTTTCATTTATAAAAGCAATTTGTTTCTCAAAAGATTCAATCTTCACGGGCCTATTGTAATCCGTTATATAATTAGAAACATTCTTTTGTAGAAAAGCCTCTGATATTTGTTGTATTTGTTTTTTCTTATCTAATACTTCAGATAAAATTAATTCTGGTTCTGGAAAATCAATAGTAAAAATTCTTACTGGAAAAATGTCTTGATGCTGAATCATTTTTTAGCATCCTTTCTTGGTCTTCCACGTTTCTTAGGCTTTTCCTCTGCTATGTAACTAACATTAGGTATATCATGTCTACCTATAAGAACAGGGTCTACTTTTTTGCCATCTTTAGGCTCTGGAGGAGACATCTTTTCCTGCCTGGTTATAACTAGATTTCCATCTACCATTGACTGAACCAACGGTGGGTCTAGCCTATGGTATCCGTATAGTCTTTCATTATCAGGTACGTTTGAATCCAACAATGCAGATGTTCTTGCTACTTGAACTGGTATTTTATTCTTCAACGCCACCGCACACCAAAACTCTACGCAAGCTCTACCAGCCTCTGCAAAATGTATGTTCTGTTTGTACGAAAAGTCTAACCCAAATAAATTAAGTTTTCCAACTTCAGCAGCAATAGCAAACGCTATTGCATATGCCACAGTGTTATTGAAGTAACATAACTCAAGTTTTTGAACTACTTCAGTTAGTGGATACTCAACTATCTCAGGAACACGCTTATCTAATTCACACGAGTAAATAGGACCTTTGTTAGGTGTTTCTAATAGAAACTCTCTACCCACCCCTGTTTGCAGCCCAGCTTTTACATCATCTAAAAATCTAGAAGCTGGATCCATCATGAATGTTCTGTCTACATGAAATATAGCACCAATACTGTTGATGCCCCATACTTCATCATACTCTACAGAGTTTATTCTTGATAATACATATTCTGAAAACGAGCCGCCAAGTGCGACAATCGCTATATTTTTGCCCTTCAAATCTTTCATTTTGCCCCTCTTATGTTTTTCTAACGCGAACAAGGCCCTCCCTGTATGCGTCAGTGTTTTCTACGCCCTCACCGTAGTTCTTCAAACGAGCTATTGCCTCGTTAAACCTAACTTGATAAAGCTGCAATAAATCAGCCTCACCTTTCATAAAAGTATACGCCTCAACCAAACATCCGTAAAGCAGTGTATCTGGAGCGTTTGTGCCAATCCAAGATGTGCCATCACCAGTTGCTGTGATTGATTGCGGTCTATAATAATAATGTAGTTCAGCAGTATAAGACGCATCTGGTGTTGGTGCTAGTATAAAATTACTTACATCAAAAGGTGCGTAATACTTAGGAGTACCCGTTACACTCTCGTCAGGATTATACTCTTGAATAAAATTAACGTCCTTGAGTAACAAGAACTCTTTATTGCTGCCATTTGTTACAGATAAAGAAAAAGATGCCAGATAATCACTAGGCATAGCTA